TGTAGTTAACTCATTTTGCTCCGTACCAGCAGTGATAGGGTGATCAGTAGCACAAAGCTCTTTACCATCTCCACCATTTGCTGTTCCGAACGCGTTGTTTAACACATTAGCTGCTTTCACTTGTTTAGTGTTAGCCATTGATCTCGCTAAAGCTTTTGTATATCTAGACGCAAGTCTATCGTACAAATTATCCTCGATCGCTTCTTCAGTGATCGCGAACGCTAAAGCAAGCGTTTCATGTGTGTAACGAGCGGTGAAAGTTTCTTGAGCATTGTCAAATGAAACTCCCGTTCCTTCTGCTTTGATTGGTGCATTTGCGAAACCAGATAACATTACTTCTTCTTCAAAAGCTCTGTCACTGTTTTCAGTGTCAAAAATCTCCGCATGTTCGTTAGCATAGTTTTTGTATTCCAAGCCGAATAGTGCATTCAAACCTGGCTCTAGTTCTTTAACTAGCTGTCCTCTTGATATAGCCATTTTTTATTCTCCTATTCTGCTATTATACGCCAGTTGCGGTCATGTAGAAATGTTCGTTGATGATCACTTTAAAGTTACAATTAGCTGCTGTTAAGTCGCTATTGTCAGGATCGTCCGAAATTCCGATGATTCGCAAGTTAGCTGTAGTTGTTGATTGAGTGTCCGTCACTTCAGTTTTAGAAACGAAATGCGGTGTTACACCTGCACCAACAGCAACATCAGCGTTTGTGAAAACGTCTAATTGTTGAGTTGCGCCAGATGCATCCGATTGCACTTCATAAACTTGAAATGGATCGTCCGTAATAAACGCTTTGATATCAGTAGCTGCATTTGAAGCAACTAAGTGATTAGCAAAGGTTGGTTTACTCGTTGAAGCGTCAGTAAAAAACACACCCTGACAAGAGCCCAAAAGAACTCCATTATCAGTAGCTGCTGCTATTCCAACTGTTCCTGCTGCTAAAGCGGCCATAAGGTCGTTTTGAGCAAATGCTGAAGCACAGGCTGCTACTTCATATTCAGTAGCTGCGTTATTATCTGCTGACTGTCCAATTTTGCCTAGGGGTTTTAATCCGAAAGCCGCGTCTTGGTTTGCCATATTATTTTCTCCTTTAGTGACCTGTCCTTACGGACTTCCAGTCACGATTAATTAAATTCGTTGGCAAAAATTACTAAAAAATTATTAGTCTTTTTTTGTACCACCGAAGGTTACACGGGACTGTCTATCAATATCGATAGGCATTCCTGGATGCTGTTCCTTCATGAGGTCGTTATTGATCGCTTCATCTTTTTGTTTTGTAAGGTTGTCAAAATACTCCTTACGCGATTTAACTAACTCTAAAGATATCCTAGCCAGCAATAGTCCGCCAACTCCGATCACTCCCTTGTATTTACCTGTATCAATCGCTGGATAATCTGTGTCAGGATATTCATCAGCTCTCACTAATTCGTAACCTGATCTCAGTTTACCTGCCATGTTTTTTGTATCGTCAAAACCCATAGACTCGGCTCTTATCCACCTGTGATGATATCCATCTGGTGCAGGGGGTGCATCTAAAGATGATGGTGGAGTCCAAACTTGTTTTCTTACTTCTTTAACTCTAGTTTGACTCGCACGGGAAGCTTTTATTGTATCTTTTTGCATATGCTTATATCTCCTTCGTGATTATTTTTAATTGTTTTGCATAATCTTCTAATGGCACTCCTAATTTTTTAGCAATTGCTACCTGAGATGAAGTGAGTCTCATGGTTTGGCGACCTGGTTTAACACTTCGCGTTGCTGACGCAACTGTTTGTGTCGGCTTAGTCGTTCCTTCCGATAGTTCTTTTCTATCAAATTTATGTGGGAAGTCAAGTCTCATTCGCTTGTCTATCTCAGAATAATATTCATCAGAATTTGGATCGAAACCTTCTTGTTTAGTCAACTTCTCATGTAAGTCAAATGCTGTATAAGTCATAGCATTGTCCTTACCAAACCATTCATTTCTATCCGCCCATTCTTCTGCTTTTGGATCAGCAGGAGGTGCTTTAACGGCTTGATCTAATGTTCGTGGTTTAACTGGTGTTGCTTTTGCTTGTTGCTGATATTTACTTTTTAAAGTATTAACTCTAGATTCTTCAATACCAATTCTAGAAATATCTTTTTGTGCTTCAACTTCAGCATCAATATCACCAGCTTCTCTTGCTTTTAAAAGTTTTGCTTTAGCAGCTTCTAGTCCAGTCTTTAATTTACCTTCTAAAGCATTAACATAACCTGGCTCTAATTTAGAAATTTTTGTCTTTAATTGTTCTAATTCAACTTGGCCACCTTTTGCAAAGTCTAAAGCAGCTTCTTTTTGTCTTTCTGCTTCACGCCATTTCTTAGTTAGCTTTGCAATTCTTTTTTGAACTCCTTCGCTGTATTGTTCTAATTCTTCTTCTTTTTTAGTTTCTACTTTCTTTTCTTCTGTTTTAGGCTCTTCAACTTTAGATTCTACTTTTGCTTTTTCAAGTTTTTCTTCACGTTCATTTTCATAAGTTTTATCTTGTTCATTAGTAGTTTCTTCTTCTACTTCTTTTACTTCTTTTACTTCTTTTACTTCTTTTACTTCTTTTACTTTCTCTTCCTCTAATTCAACCTCTGCACCGGGACCCGATGTATCGATATCAACTAGATTTTGTTTGTCATCTTCTGGCATAGTTATCTCCTTCTATGTTATACATTATGTAATACTGATTCAGGATCTTTTATAGTTCCTAAAACTTCGTCGTCGTTTAATAAACGGACTTCTCCGCCATCAATTGGTAAACGTGAGCCTGCATATCTTGCAAAAATCACCCAATCTCCTTTTTTGCACCAAGAGCCTGTAGGAAATTTTTCCTTATCATAATAAGCTAATGGACCAACTTTTAAAACATAACCACAGTTTGTAGCTATTCTTAATTTCTCTAATGATTCTTGTGCAATAATAATTCCACCTTTAGTTTTCTCTTTTGGTGTAAAAGGTAAAACTAAAAGTCTCCAGCCACTAGGTTCAGGTAGCTGGTCTTTTACGTTTTGTATGTTGTCTGGATTCAAAGGTTCTTCTTCACCTTTGGCTTCGTCTTGATATTTTTCAGAAAGTGCATTCCTATGTTTTGGAATTTCCTTTTTCGATATCGATAACGTTTCCTTGCTCATCTTTTTGCTCCTTTTGTTCTAGCAGGTTAGAGACTTCCTGTAGTAAGTATTGATATGTTCTTGCCTGTCCTAACATATACTGATATTTTTCCATATTGTCAACACCACCACTAATCATGGCATCTCCAACTCTTTGTAAACTGTCTCTCATTATTTTTTGTATCTTTGATACAATTACTAACGGATCCACTTATATCATTCCCTTATAATATTTCTTGTTGTGTGGATTTGATAAATTAACTCCACCATATTCACCTTTAATGCTTGGTCCAATATATCCACCTTGATTAACTTTTACTCTTCCACCTTTTTTATAATCTTTCTCCCATCGCTTTGCGATTTCAGGATGATTAGCATGCATATATTTTCTTTGCTTTTCTGATTTAAATGGCATTTAACACTTCCACTTTCTTAAAGCTTTTGACAATCTATCCTTACCTGTATTATTGCTTGGTTTTTGTCTTTTTCGCATTCCACGCATTCTAGCACAAAATGATTTTTTTCTAGGTCCACCTTCTGGTTGAGGTGCTTTTAAATCAGATCCTGGATTAGCTCTTTCATAGGATTTACGTCCTCTTTCATTTAAACCACCTGAAGGTGATTTACCTTCTTTTCTAGTCCATGCAGCACTTCCACCGCTATTCATGTAGGCTCTTCCAAATCCTCTTAAAGCTGCTCCTGGCATTATGTTTGACTCTCCTTTAATGCTTTAGCAGTTGGTGCACCTTTAGATCCAGGTGATCTCATTTTTTCACCACTACCAGCTTTTATTCTATTTCTTTTAGCGTGAATATTAGCCCATAAACCATCAGCAGCTTTTACTCTGCCACCATGACGATAATTTGCTCTTTTACTTCTTCCTTTAATTTCTTTTCCTGGCATTATTTTTTTCCTC